ACACACCGTCAAAATGGAAAAAGCAATGCCCGTGCTTTAATGCCGTGGCTGAATACGCAAACATAAAATGAAGATGAGTATGTGGAGCAAATTTTTCAACAAGGCGTGGCCGTTTATCCTGATAGCTATAATGGGTGTTGCGCTTTGGGATAGCTATGAAAGAACAAGCCATTACAAAAACCAGTCGGAAACGCTTGAAACGACCATAACCGACTTGAACCAAGAAATCAAGCAGACCAAGATAAGACTGAACGACTCCATAGTCTTATATCAAGCCGAGGTAAAGGATTTGAATTATACCGCAGATAATCTGAAAGCGAAATACGGAAAGTTGTTGCAAGCGTCCAACCTTAGGGCGAAAGATGTTTCGGCAATCACGGAAATGACGAGTCACACTGTAAGCGTTGACACCGTGATTGCCGAGGTTGACACGTTTGGTGGCATTAAGGCACGACTCAAAGACAACTTCGTGAGCATAAACGTTGACATAGCAGCTGACAGGAAAACCGTGATCGATTATGATATAAGGGATAGTCTATCAGTGATTAGTGTACAGAAAAAGCATAAGCTGTTCTTCGGGTTGATTAAATGGGTGAGTTCTGAAAGCACGAGGGTTATCAACAATAACCCCAAAGCCCATATTGTCAGCCTGCAAACTATTAATGTGATTGAATAATGAAACAGGAAGACAAGGACACGCAAAAGATAGTCGGCCCTAAAGAGCTGAAAGAACTGGGAAGGACTGTTTCAAGCAAGATAAGGCAGATTAAATGTTAGTTATAGGTATTTTGAAGTTTTAGGTTTTTAGTTATTTGGTATAGTTAGTTTTTGTAATCGCTGGACTGTGAAGTCTGGTGATTACTTTTGTTGACATATTTTAAGTCTTTGTTTTTATAATTAACGTCTTTCAGCCCAAGTTTGGTGGGGCTGGAATACTATTACTATAAAAACGGCAAAAGAATATGGCAAGATTAGAGAAGCCAAGAGGCTTGAATATTGTCTTCAAGCCATCAGAAAGACAGTACGAGTTATGGAACGCTTTGCAGCCTAACCGCTGTGATAAGTGTGGTGGTGAACTGGAGATGCGCCCTAATGGGTTCGACAAGAACGGACATCAGATTTATAGGGCTACTTGCAAACGATGTGGCAATACAGACATTCCAGAGCAGGTGCTTGGGGGTGGAAGTGCCGGTGGCGGAAAAGGGCAGTTGCTTGATGCACTTATCTGTACACCAAAGGGTTATAAGAAAATTGGTGACTTAAAAGTTGGCGATATGGTAACTGACCCGATGACTGGTGGGGCGCAATATATAGAATATCTGCATCCAATAGAAGAACGTGATTATTATAAAGTCAAATTTATTGATGGGGCTGAAACTTATTGCTCGGACAATCATTTATGGCAATTTCACATCTCACATTATGGCAGTGGAAATAAAACGGATTTTGAAGGAAATAAAATCACTGATAGAGTCTGGACTGTACAACACCTGTATCGTTGGATGCAAGAAAAGAAAGAAGGACAACATCAAGGGGCAAATCTTACCATTCCATTAACGAAACCTGTACATTTTAATGTCGAGACAGAAATTGACGGTGAATTGCCAATACCACCATATTTCTTAGGGTGTTTAATTGGTAATGGGTGTTTTACAAAATCTCATATAGATAGTGGATATGTAAGGCTCACTACTCGTGATATTGAAATGGTAGAAAAAATTTCTACATTAGGTTTCAATTATTGCAAAGTCATGGACGCAAAAAAAGTAGCACCTTCTTATGTCTATAAGGGCACACGCTTATTAAGTGGATTAAAAGAATTGGGGTTAATAAATCATGGCGCTGAAAGCAAATTCATCCCAGAAAAATATAAATATGCTCGCATAGATAGCAGGAAAGAGCTTATGCAAGGCTTAATTGACACTGACGGTTATGTCGATAGCAGAGGGCATATTTCGTACACCAGTATTAGTGAAGTTCTAATAAATGACATTGCTTGGATTGTGCGCAGTTTAGGTGGAAAAGCAACAATAACATCAAAAATGCCAACATACACATATAAAGGCGAAAAACGCACGGGTCAAAGGGCTTATACTGTATATATAATGACCAAATGCGACACGGAATTGTCTTATGTTCCTCGCAAAAAAGAACGTTGTAGAGACGAGTATAATGGTGGCAATTCTGAATTATGCCGTCGAATTATAGATATTGAATACGTTGGGAAAAAGAAAGGGCGTTGCATAACTGTCGATCAGCCACATGGACTTTACGTTACAGACGACTTTGTTGTCACTCACAATTCTTATATAGGCTGTTGCTGGCTGACCCTCAGCTGTATGCAATTTGAAGGCATACGTATGGTCGTCGCTCGTAAAGTGCGCAAGACACTATTGGAAACGACATGGAATACATTATTGGATGTGCTGAAATCTTGGGGATTGAAGCGTGACGTAAACTACCACATCAATAATTTAGCATACACCATAACGTTTTGGAATGGCTCGCAAATAATGGCAATGGAATTAACACCAAGCCCACAAGACCCAGATTTCAACTCTTTAGGCTCATTGGAAATTACAGGAGGCTTTATCGACGAGGTTTCCGAGGTTTCCGAAAAAGCCGTTGAAGTTTTAGCTTCTCGTATTCGTTATAAAATTGCCGAGACATTTGTTGTTGGCAAGCTGTATATGAGTACAAACCCATGCCTGACTTGGGTTAGGTCAACTTTCGTAATGGATGATGACGGCAATCCCGTCAAGCTGCCACAAGGCTACCGCTACATCCCCTTCAGCCTGTTCGACAATCCTAATGAAGGCTTCCGCACAATTTACTACAATAAACTTAGCAAGCTGCGTAACAAAGCTGACCGTGACCGTCTCCTCTATGGCAACTGGCTATTCACCACCAGCAATAAGATGGCTGCTTATTGGAATTTCGATGGCGATAAACATCTTATCCAGAACCTCAAAGAAAAGTCATACGACCCAATGAAGCCGCTAATCCTCAGCTTTGACTTTAACGTCAATCCATATATGAGCTGCCTCCCCATTCAGATTGACTATGACAATAAAATCGTGTACATATTCCCTGAAATGGTTGGCTATCCCAAAGAAAAGCACAACAACACCCCTGCTTTTACTCGCTGGATAGCACAAAGATTAGTGGCTGACGGTCATGTCGGTGGCGTACTGCTTACTGGCGACCCTGCCGGTGCTGCGCGCTCCACTCAGACGGAAGAAGGCGTGAACAACTTTACCATAGCCAACAAGAACATGACAAACGCCGTACTCAGGCCAAAGATACAGCTATTAACAAAACAGCCTGCGATGATTACTCGTCTGGAGTTCGTCAATGAGCTATTCGTGGGGTATAAAGGATGGCAGTTGCAAATAGACGCTCGCTGCCACAGACTGACAGAGGACTTTATCTATCAAAAAAAGAATCCTGACGGCACAAAGGAAAAGAAAAAAGTGCTAAACGAGAACGGTGAAAGGGTAGAACGTTACGGACATTTCTCGGATTGTTTCGATTACGCCTTGATATATTATCTGGGCAAGGAATACCAGATATACAAGAGTGCAAGCACCGACATAGTGACCACGATAGACATGGGCGAGACCGTTTATGGCGACTTTGACTATTAATAATAAAGAGGACAAAAAACAATGACGTATCATCGGTTTCTAACAGATAATGACTATTGCTCCATTGCCACGAAAGAGCATATAAGCCAACTCGTGAGGGATATGCCTGAACGTGTACCGCAAGCGGAGCAAAGGGCTGAAATGAACTTTTTGGAATATCTTGACCAGTACTATGACATAGCTAAGGTGCTTGCTGTCGGCAAGAATATCCGTGAATACAACGTGGCTGTGTCATATCCGGGTGGAGTGTGGATTAGGAAAGACGAGAAAATCTACAGGACACTCACAGCTATCAACGGCTACAAAGCACCAACAAGGGAATTGTACTGGAAGCAAGTGGTTGACTTTATAGACCCATGCTTGCTTGAAAAGGCGAAGAGATATTCTCAGCTCAGAATGTATGCTAAAGGCGAGGTCGTGCGCTTTGGCACTGAATATTGGCAATGCTTGATACCGCACGGATATGAGGCAGGAGAAATTCACGCCCCCGGTATATCCGTATGGAAAGAGGCTGAAATCACTGAATGGGAGCCCAACTTGACTTGGGGGAAAAATCAAGTATGCTCTTATAACGACAACTTCTATCAGTATCTCAAAGATACGGAAAGTGAAGAGGAGGACGACAACACAGAGACGGAAATGAATGATACTGTTGTTGCTCCAGACGAAGATGATAACTGGGGGCTGATAGGCGAATATGACAAGAGTTATGAATATGACTATTCAGAAGAAGCCCGTGATTATGTCGTAGCTGAAGGAACGGTATTTTACCCAGTGATGAATCCCAATGCCGACACATTGGCTGAAGGTGTCAATATTACGTTGGATGACCCAAGACACCCCGGCGTAGTCGCTCACATGAGCAGGATAGCGTTGTATTATTTGCATCAGATAATAAGCCCTACCAACATCTCGGAAACTCGCCGATGGGCTTACGAGGACTCTATGAAATGGTTGTCGGACGCTTCCAAGTTCAAGATTAATCCACAACTGCCACGCAAGATTGACAGGGAAACTGGGGAAAAGAAAGTTGACTGGGCGTTGGAAACATTCCAGAGAGAATACAACCCATTTGAAAATCCGTGGCTTACGTAACCAATAAATATATTTTGCTGTTTTTGGCGGCCTGCTCAGGTGAAAGCGAGTGGGTCGCCTTTTTATATGCCCTGTGGGATAAAATATCTTAAAAATTAAAATTTACATAAGCTTTAGCGTTAAATATTAAAATTTATATATACCTTTGTGCCTGAAATACGGCAGGTTGTGCATCAGATGTGCATCAATAATGACAAAAACTGACGGCAAAAACGACATAAGCTGCTCAAAATCAACTAATACGGAATGGGAGGACTATTTACCCTCTCTCTCCGCGACAGCCCTTCAGACGTAAGTCTGAGGGGCTTTGTTTTTGGTCTTTCTCTCGAAGAAGAACAAACACAAAGTACTGATACATAGACACAAACAAATTTTCTTGCGTAAGATGAGCCAATGGCGACAGAAGCCCGTCAGATGGGTGTAGCCGTCCATAAAACGTCCACTCTTGGCTACAATTTGGCTACATTTTTTTGAAATGTGGTTTTAGTGTAGCCACAGACGGCTAAAAGACTTGATACAGACGGTGTTGCAACAAATCAAACCCTCTAAATTTGCAAACGGAAACGCGGGGCTGTGGCTACAACATTCCACGAACTCTGCACAGTATTGGCAACATTAA